GAGGTGTATTGTTAAATGACTTAGTTCCCCATGTAATTATTTCTTTAGTTGTATAATCCTGTATAGTTACAAGTAGTATCTCTTCTGAGGCAGACTCAACATCAGGAAATCCATTCTCAGATTTAGTTTCGATATCAATTGTGACTAATTTAATTTTACTGATGTCAAATTCAATCTGATCTTCTGGATAGTTTTCAGATATAAATTGATAGATAAATCTCTCAAATCCATATAGTTTGAATCCATCTACACCATCATATTTTGATATAAACTCTCTAGTTTCTTTTATAGTACCAGGCTTGACTGGTTCAACATAGTCACCAGTCAATGTTTTGTATTTTGTTTCACGTTTAGATGAAACAAACATAGTTGGTTTATATACATCCCTGTTTGAGAACCTTTTACCATCCTCATAGCCACGAATCAGTATTTGATCCCCGACCATTTGAACGTTAGTGTAAAATCTCATTAGGTAATTGACGAATAGTAATCAAGTAAATCTTTAGTCGGCTCGACAAATGTAAGAACATCATCCGACCTGATCATTATAACATCCTGTTTTGTAAAATTCAACCATTCAATTATTCTTTCTTTTGGAGTTTTACCCTCAATGACTAATTTTGGTTTTATAAGTTTACAATCAGGTTCTCCTATCTCTTGTGTCACGGAAGTAACTTCAGAGATAAGAATCTGTTCATTCTTTAGTATCAGTATCTGTATGTTCTTCATTTAATAATTCCTGTTCGATTACAGTGTTTGTAGGTTTTAATTCATTAGCTACTGCAGCAATGGCATCTTCTTCAGCCTTTACTTTCTCTTCCCATGATTCTTTTAGTTTAGGAAGTGGTTCGCAGATTACATTTACAATATCGGCAGGGATTTGATATACTGAATCACCTGAGTAAGGATTCCATCGACTTATATTTACACTAAGTTTAGTTTCATCATCTTCAACTCTAGAAAGTGTAATGACGTATGGGTTTGTTAACTGATAGCCGACCACTTTTGGTGTATCTTCTGTGGTTCTAATCTCTTCTATATCAGCGATAACATCCTGTCTTGGTTTTAGGGTAAGAAGTTTAACTGTCATTCTAATTAAAATACTATTTACATTATAAAAGGGAACTTGAATTTCGTCAAGCTCCCTGTATTTTTGTTAAAGATAATCTTTACGTGTATGATGTTCTGGTACTACTTTACCCAACTTAACGGTAAGAAGTCCATCTTTAAACGAGACATCTCCGACTTTAACATCATCTGCGAGTGCCCAGGCTCTTGAGAAAGATCTTTGAGCCAATCCCTGATGGACATACTCGGATCCTGTCTCCTTTGTTTCTTTCTGTCCTTCGATGATAAGTTTTCCATATTCAGTGTAAACCTTTAGTTCTTTTTTACTGAATCCAGCTAGAGCAATCTCAAGCACCGACTCAACATTATTTACATGAATAAGATTGTAGGGTGGGTAGTTTGTTACGTTTTCGTAAGAATTAAAAAATCGGTCAAGGTAATCATCCATACCTATGCCGTTTTTAGAAATTATTTTCATCAACTCTGGTAAGTTTGCAGAGTGATACCTTTGTAAGTTCATAGTTCTCCTTAAGTAAGCGAGTGTAATTTTTGTCCCCGAAGGCGACACTACTAATTATAATACTTACCCATTAAAATAGGGGGTGGTGAACCCCCCAAGAACACTTCGGTTTCCTCCTTAGTCTAGCAATACTCTACAATGGCTGACGCAAGTTTTATCCCTTACATCACATTCCGAAATACATTCAAAGTAATCATCAACAGAATCATTGGAAGATGTCTCACGTTCGAGATTCATCCAAGGTCTTAGACTATTGAATGATATAAGATTATGCATAGATTGTCCTCATATGAACACATAGCTATTTACCAAAAAATTTATACCTAGTACGTCTTTTCATTAAAAAAGGAGTAGAAAATCTACTCCTTAGTGGTGGTACTTTTAAAATTATTGCTAACGCACATTCATTATTTAGTTTCTTCAGTTTTTCGTTTTTTACCTATGTTATATTTTGTTTCAAGAATCCAATCTCCCTTCTCACCATAGGCTAAAACTTTGATTTGATTGAGTGGTGCGATATCTAATTTCTGATGTTCTTCTACAAGATCAACTAATCCCCAATCGACAAGTAATTGTGTAATACGATTTCTACGAGCTACATCATTCTGTGTAAGATTGGCAGTCTTACCATCAAGTGCAAACAATTCTTTAAAATGAACTATGAAATATTTTCCCTGTTTATGCAGAATGTGACAGGATTGATAAAGTTTTTTCTCTTTCCTTGAGGCAACACCTATGCGAGTCAAAGTTTCACGTACTTTCAAAAAATCATCAGGCTCTCTGAGAGCCACTTCAATCATATTATCAGGAGTCCACTGGACTACTGGTTCCACAATACTCATCTTTTTCCTCCAATCTCAAGTTTAGATCTAATAAATGCAATTTGTTCGGAAGTTAAAATACGTAGAACTTGTGCGGCTTTTTCATTACTATAACCATAGTATTGTTTGACCACATCAAGATTCTTGATTTTGTCCTTTCGCAACCAAGGAGAGAATCTCTTCTTTTTCCTCACACTATTTAGAAAAAAATCATATTGAAGGGACTTTGATAATGAGTGATTCATATTCATCTCATTAGCAAGTAGGACAGTATCTAAATGACCAGACATGCACTTGTTAATAATAAACGGTGCATACTTACGTTCAGCGTCTGGATCTTCTTTGATGATATTGTTCTTGTTTAGATTGATAGAGTTCAACCAATCCTTGAGCTCAATCGTCATGATCATCCCAAGGATCTGCCAATCCTTTGTTTGCAAAGAATCCTTTGTATACTCCATAACCAGCCAGTAATACTGTGATCACTGCAATCGAGATCATAAAAGTAAAATCAGGATTGAATGTAAAGTGTGGTATAAGTGTTTCATTACACTTTGCAATCTTTTCTGGATCGTTCCAAGTGCCAGGCAAAGTATAAACTGGCGGACATGCGAGAAATAAATCTCTTACTGCATACATTTCGGTTCCCATAATTTATGCGGGGCAAGTTGGTGGTGGTGACATTTTAGGAAAACGCAAACGCTTTTTCCATTTTTCAATAAAATCTTTTATCTTCTTATCCATTATAACATATTATGTTTGGATGTGCTACTTTTTGTTCTATTCACTATAACAATAAATCTATCAGAGGCAAATGTCCCTGCAAGATTGACATCAATCTCATCCCCATCTTGCCAGTTTATATCACCATTCATTTTGGTGTGAAGCATTGCTTCTTGTATTTTGTCTGTAATTTCTTTTGTTAGTTTCATTAAAACCCTTTAGATTTTTTCTTTGGTTTATCAAGGACATGAACAACAGGTGGTTTAAAAGATTTTCTATTCCACCAATGTTCTTTTACTTCTTCCCATGTTTTTACAATAATTTCTTTATTATCATAAACTAATTTATAATGATGACGATCATAAGGCTCACTACTTGTTTCTGTAAAGTATTGAGGATCATTCTTTGGAATTAACTTAGTCATAACCAATGCGGTTTTCTGGATGGGTCACGAAGATAATTAGATGCAGCCCAAGGTTTGCTCGATATATAACGTTTGTAAGCAGTAAAAGTGTCAATGCTTGTGTCATATTTAAACTCATCTGGCCCTGCGAAAGTAAATGATGTTGGTAGGTATGGTGGTGGTGAAGAAGGGATAATAGTTGTTGCTTCTTCTAATGTCTTTTCACAACTATGTATTTTACCATAACGCCAAGAATATTCATTGCAGAGAGCAAGACCATGTGCAAGTAACCACCATGTATTTTCTAGACATTGATTTGCCCATATGGTGCAGGGGTGATTACGAAATGCACCCTTCTCTGTTTTATATGGTTCACCATTGATACGGTGTAACTCACCATAACCATGGCCCCACTTTTTAGAACACACAATAGATAACATTTGACATGTTTCTAATGGCATCTTGACAATGTGTTTATCAGGTAAACAACGTGCAGATAAAGTTGGTGATGGGTCAGTAACAAAAATGTTCATCAGTTATTCCAATGGCGGATTACTCCGCTAATAATAAAACAATTAGTGATAAGATAAGTAAGAAAGATAAAAGATCGTACAAGGACAATAGTATTATCATACCTCTTCGTCTTCTCATCAGAGAAAGAACCCAGTGCATACTTCCATATCCTCCAGAACTTTCTCATCTTATTATATCAATATCCATATCCTTTGTCCACACCTCAAGCTCAGTTCGTAAACTTCCACACTCCTTAAGTTTGTTATATCTTTTTGTAGCCATCTTCTTCCACTTCTTAACAACAGCATCAACATAAAACTTATCAAAGTTTTGTGGATTTTCTACCAACTGTTTATCTTCTCCGAGTAATACTTCTCTAACATTTTGGAAACCATAATTAGAAAAATATGTTCTCTTCTTTTCAGTCATCGCTGTTGCATTTGCAATCGCAGTTTGGAACTCCACAGCCTTTTGAGAAGACAAGTTCTTCTTGATTATGGCTATCATCTTGGTTTGTGTTTTTAACTTCCGACTCGATGCGTCGGCCTTGACCAACAGATCCCCATTGTTTCTCTCTATAAACCATTTGTTTAAATCCTTGAATATGTGATCATGAAGTAAAGGAGTAAAATTACTTTGTGTAAGGCCTTTGTATCTTAGAATAGGTTTCAATCCATCATACTGTGATGAACTCTTTGTAGTACCATAAAGAGATGTAGTTTCAAAGTGACATATATTTGCATCATATTTCTTATTTAATATATCTCTGACCTCATGTGTGCAACACAACATAGCCAATAATTTACCACCAAGATAGTTGTATCCAAATGGTTGAGTTGGAACAATAATAAATCCCATGATGGCATGACGATTGAAGATACCCAGATCAGGTGTTGTACCCAACCAATCATTACGTGGTTTAGAATTAATTGTTGGAGATCCAAATCTACAGAATCCTAAGATTGTATTTGTATTCTTTTCTACAATCATCCACTTCAATGATTTTCCAGGCACAGAATCTTCTATCGCATGAGATGTTGTAATCTGTAACTTCTCATTGAATTCTTTGAGTGAACGAATACCAGATATTCTACCACTTGTTTTCTTTAGATCTCTAGCTTCATAACAAGCAATATCCATATCCTCTGGATGCATATCATATGCAGTAAAC